TTTAACGCCTCAATTTGGGCATCAACCGCTTCAATTGTTGTACCAGATGCAGTTTGATCATTCAATTCGCTTTGTATAGCATTCAAATCAACCAAGACGGTTTGATAAAATACGGTTTTAAAGTAGAAGGGATCGTTTATTCCATTTACACGAATTGCAACGCGGTTTTCATTGCCTTGTTTTGCAATTATATCTCCAATCGCATCTATAAATTGTGCATTGTGTCCAATTATTTTCTTTTTTTCGCTGTCAAACCTTGCATTCGCGTGTTCAATGCTGTATCCCTTAATTTCATATATATTAAGCGTACGCACCTTTACACCGGTAGGAGTCTTTTCATAGTCACTCCATGCACAATTTAATCCTAATACCATACACAACATAACTACCACTTTATCGCAAGTCATCATTGTATATAATAATTTTGTGGGGTTTGTGATAGCCCACAATAACAAGATTATCACTTGTATTAAATCGCCCAATAATTTACATATCAGCAATACTTGTTTTTCTGGATTGCCCGGGTTATTTCTAATTCGTGTATTTTTATACCTATTGCCATTAAAATATCGGTCTACATTGGGAGTGTCTTGGTTCAATGTTTGAGGTCCGGCATTAGAAGGAACAGTTAATGCCCAGTTACCGTTTTTTATTGCGGTCAGCGAACATCCCGGAACTCCAAATAACTTAAACAATGATTCGTCAATGCTTAGTGTAGTGCCGGCAGGAGGAAAATATTCATCCCCGGTTTTAAATTGGGGTCTTCCGGCAGGATCAATCTTGCTGGTTGCGATACTATGTACTGTGCTGTAATTTTGCATAAAACGATCCGCGGCTACTCCGGATTCGACGAATAAATTCATGTCGTCTGGAAAGCATAAAGAGGCTGGCGAACCAAATGATAGTTTAGTCCATTCACGGTGTTTTGTATTATTTGCATTGCACGCTATTATATTTTCCTCACTTGCTACTAATGCTGCGTAAGTTAATGCTGTGTCGTCATAACCATTTTGATTGCGACGCATAATAGTACGCATTAGTGGTTTTACTACACTTTGCAATATAGTATCTGGTCCATTCGCTAATGGAGGTGCCACAGCTCCATCTTTTGCCATATCTAAAAGTGCCCTATACTTCAAACCGGTAATAAACGTATTATCATTAGTATTAGGAGGGCAGCCTACGGTTGGGAGCATGGATTTAAATTCGTTAGTTGGTTTAGGTGTCGTTCCAGTCACCTGAATACTGCCAGTAGTCTTCGGGGCTACGGGTCCAACATATGAAGCTGTTATTTGTGACATGTTATATAATAATATACACATTTTATTCGTAAAAATACCGTACTATATTAGTGTGTCTCTATCTAGTCACACCACATGCATTTATTAAGTCTTACTGAACACTCGGTACATAGATTTGGCACTAAATAAAGATACCCGAACGGGTTGGACCCGTGGTTTGGATTAGTATAACCATGCACTACTGGTTCTTTACATTGGTTGCAGTTATATTTTGGCGGGGATAACTGCATTTCCGTGCGTAAATATGCGTGTTTTTCGCAAATATAGTATTGTTCGCGCGTCATATACAATATACGAATTTATTTTTATACGTATATTGTTAATGTCTAATGTTATCGTTGGTTTCGGCGTTAGACACACATAATATTCTTATCAATTTGGTTATCTTTGAGAACATTCTTGATGAGTTCCAACATATGTTTATTTTGTTCAATCATAAGTGATTTTAATTCTGAGTTTTGTTTAACAAGTTCATTAACGAGTTGTGATTGGTCAAAATTATCTTGTAATCTATCACGCATAAATTCAAACATCATCACATTCGTTTCTGCTGGTATTGGCAAGGCTGTCGGTAGGTTCTCCTCATTATCCGGTTCAGGACCCTTACAATGTTTTAAATGATACCACATACCACTTCTAGATGAATATTCTTTTTGGCAACTAGCACAAGAAACCAATCTAGATTTTTTCGCACAAGAATCAGAGTTTTTCTCACAATTCACCAAATTCAAGTGTTTAACAGTAGTTAAATGCCGATTATAATCTTTTGTATTAGATGTATAAAATTTGCATATTGTGCAGCCATATTTATAATTTGCAACGCGCTCCAACTTACTAACCGCCTTTTTATGCCAATTCTGCGTGAGATGCAGATTAAATACATCTAGTGTGTTGAAACAAGAAAAGTTGCAAACATCACACCGATGAGAAGATTTCACGTCAGCAGGATTGACTGCCCGAGTGGGTACATTTGCGCATTTGGGACTCGGATAAGGTTCTATGCTATTCAACGTAGCATTGTATAAAATGAAATATTCCTGCTCTCGCTTACGGGCATCAGATAGGTCACTACATTCGTGATGTGCAATAATATCCATACGCCAATTTGTCCAGCCACCATGCTGTCTGATAATGCGGTACAACTTCAGGTTATAGTTAGCATATTTGGGATTATTACACCCCCGTTTATGTCCTGATTTTCGCTGAACAAAATTGGTGGTGTGTCCAATGTATAAGTCGGTAATGCTGGTATCTTTGCAAGAAATCTTGTAAAAAAGTGTATTAGAATAGTCAATGCCTACGGGTGAAGTTTCCATACTATACACTTACTAAACATTTTGTTTTATATAAGTTTTCTCAGTATATCTTTTATAATTTTGCTAAATGTTTTCGGTATTTGGGTTCTCTTCCTTTTCCATTTGTAGTTTTTCCTTTTTTTTCAAATACGCTCGTCTTGCATATTCCTTCTTTTTTTCTGGCGTGGCTTCATATTTGTAATTGGTATTTTTCTTATAATTATTGTTTCTTTCCTTAATGACGTCTTTATTCTTCTCGTAATATTCTTTTTTATAAGAAGGTGCAGTATATTTTTTGAGATGCTCTTTGGTTGCTTGTAATTCATCCTGTAATTTTTTATTCTCTTCTTCTAATAATTTATATTTGATTATAATCTCATCAATGTTCATCGTTAGTATAGTACGATAAAAAATATTTATGTAATTTATCATAATATTATAATGTCATGCGGAGGAATTATAATTCAACAACGACGTAAAGAATAAACGCCAATTACAATTACGAACCATCTATTATGCCATTCCCACTATTATTGGTCGTGTGTGTTATTGGCATTGTTGTGGTAGGAATTGTAATAGATATGTTATTGTCAATTGCGCGAGATGTTAGAACTCGCCGGTCTAGGAAAACGTCGCCGCTAAGCGAAACTGAAATCAAGTTGTAATTGTATTAAATGCTATTATTAAAAATAATATAAACAATATGACGGTGAATTACATATAATGTCTCTGAATGAATATTTACTAAAAAGTGGTATAACTTCAATAGAAGGATCTAGTCATGGTTCTCCGGAACAGGTGAAAGATCTAATCAGTTTAACTACGAAACCAAATCTTAAAGTTATGGAAATCGGGTTCAATGCCGGACATTCCGCGGTAACATTTTTACAAAATAATAACGATTTGACATTGACATCATTTGATTTGGGAGAACATAGTTATTGTAAAATAGCGAAAGAATATATAGATGCATTGTATCCTACCAGACATACGTTGATAATTGGCGATAGTACAATTTCGGTTCCGACGTATGTAAGAAACCACAAAGATGAAACGTTTGATATAATATTTATAGACGGTGGTCACGAATACGAGATTGCCAAGGCAGATATGGAAAACTGTTTTAAGTTGGCGCATAAAGATACGATTGTTATATTGGACGATACAATATTCACGCGTGAATTGGAAACCGAATGGACTGTCGGCCCAACTAGAACTTGGAATGAACATTTGCAACAAAATCGTATCATTGAAATTGATAGAAAGGAGTATTATCACGGAAAGGGTATGGTTTGGGGCAAATACACAATGTAATTGTATTAAATATGTAAGTAGAGCTACATATTTGATAAAGAATTCTTATTGTTTTATGCGAAAACTGCGAAATACAGGTCGCCAAAAATCGCGGTTTGCATCCGTATAACCGTTCGGATTATTATGCGAACGTAAATGTTGGTTATTAAAGTCAATATTATAAATGGGTCTGCCGGTGCGATAAAAAATATCTAATTGACGTTCTCGCCAGAAATGCTGCTTGATATTTGCATTAGAAACGATTATAACGGGCTCCATATGTATAACAAATATTGTATTGTTTATATGGGTTATATTGAATAAAAAGTAACAAATCTAATGTATTTTGATAAAAATGTATGTCGGGTTCTCTACTAACGCCAAATTAGAATGGTTTCATAGAAGAACATTGAGTTTAAATATTGTATTTAATTTAAAAATATTATTTATTATGAATAACATTACATTTGTAATTCCTTCTGTGCCTTCGTCTTCTACTAATAAGTTAAGTGAAACCGATTTAGACAATGGATATACGCAAATTGCACCGAATGTGTATAAATTTATAGATGTAAATGCGAATGATTTAAATGCGAATGATATTATTGATACATATACACGTGCTTGTGAATTTAGAAAAAAAGGTCAGCTTATTGATTCTATTAATTTATTTACAGTTTGTGAAAAGGCAACTAACAAAATAGACATTAATATTCAATACGAAATATATGTTAATTTAGCACTGTTACATGCGGATATTAATAGTTCTTCTGATATCATCGCGTCGTTTTACAATAAAGCAATTGAATGTTGTCCAGACCGAGCAGAACCATACTATTATTATGCATTACAATGTAATAAAAATAAACAGTTTAATAAATCATATGAACTATTAAAGAATGCTATAACGTTACCATATTATAATGCTACCAAAAAATATCAAAATGTACAAAAAAGTGCGTATGGCAAATTTTTATATGATGAACTGTCTGTTGCTTGTTACTGGACACAACATTTTAAAGAAGGGATTGAATATATTGAACAGATAATTAATGACCCTGATTTCCAAGTTCATTATACAAGAATAAATAAAAATTTAGATATGCTAAAAAAGGGGGTTTTATCTTTATAATTTGTTTTACTAATAATGTAATAATAATTATTACATCATTTACAAGCGGATTGAATTATTTACAAGCAGTTTGCATCAATGTTGTATAATTTAAATACTCTTTAAAATAATCATAATTATTTATTTCATCAATCGCTTCATTGTCTAATTGAATTTGTTCAGCTAGTTGAAACATTGCAACACATCCAATGTTAATGTGATTATAATAATTAAATTTTGACAATTTATCGTTAAAATGCTGTAATATATAATAAAGAACTTTCCAAACATCACCTGTCCAGTCTTCTCCATATTTTAAAATACCATTTTCATAATAATGTTTAATTGGGATTTTTAACTGCTCATTGTAATTAAATGGCAGAACATCGTCAATGAAAATAATACCGCCGGTAGATAATACTTTTATACAATTATTTATATCTCTTAAAATATATTCAGCTTGATGCATTCCGTCAATAAAAATTACATCAAATACTTTTTCTGACGATATTATATTCATAAAATATTCATCAGATGTGTTTTTATATAATTGACCTATGTTTGGCGTAAATTTTGGATCAGGATCAACACCAATTTTATCTAAAAAATGAACCATATTAAATGTTTCTCCGTATTCTACTCCAATTTCTAAATATCTATCCGTACATTTTGTTACTTGATTAATTATTTGCGCACGATCAGTTAACGTGGTGTTAAACTTTGGTTTATTTGTATTTGTATTTACATTGAATATTTCATAATTCGGAGTTGAATTATATAATAGTTTAAAGTAGTTAATTAGCTTGTCAGTGTCTGTATCTATCAATGTATAACATTTCATGCGGTCAAACCCATAACGATCTAATCTTTGTTGTAAATATTCAATTGAACATTTATTTTCTAATACAATAAAATCATTTTTGCCGTTTTTATACAACTCTTTAATTTTATCGTGGTAAAATAATAAACTGTCAAACCCAATAATACAGTATTGACAATCATAATCATTATTTATAATTAAATTACAATACTTATGAGTATATGTATTCGTATCCCTTTCCCATATTTTTGAATGATTCGTATTATATAGTTCATCCTCATATGCGTTTAATTCTTTCATTTTGTCATTTATTGATAATTTTTGAAAATATACAGGATAAATATAATTTGGACCAATTCGGTTTATTTCTGAATTTCTAATTAAAGAAAAATTATTTTCCGAATCGTTCATATACTGAATATATCCTATTTTGTGTATTTTTGCTATTTTGGTTGAGACGGCTGTTTTTAAAATTATTTCATAATCATCGCAAATTGGCAAATATTCACAGTAACTACCCATTTCCATTAACGTTTCTCTCCGCCAAATTCTTGGATGATTCGGACAACACACCAGATGGCTAAGCGTTATGTTATTTATATTTGGGGTAATATAAATTAGTCTCCATTTATCTTCATACTTTTGAGAATAATAACCACCATATCCCTTACAAATAAAATCACCATACCATTGATTTGCTCCATTTTCATAAACAATTGCAAAATCCATATAAATAAACCCAACGCTCGGATCTTTTTCAAATAATTCTGCTGATTCTTGTAAAACATATGGCATTAATTCATCATCGTGGTCCATTTCAAGCACATATTTACCACGACATAAACCAATCGTCTCGTTTTTTACATTGCCAATACTACCATTATTACACGACCGACGAAAAAATCTAATACGCGCGTCGTTTTTAAAATTATTTCTTAAAAATTCAAAATTTTTATCATCGGGTGAATCATCTACTATTATCCATTCCCAATCTAACAGTGTTTGCTTTTTCAAACTGTTATAAACGCGCATTATTTTTGAAAATGAATTAAATGATGGTGTAAACATTGAAAATGTTGGTCTTGTTTTTTCGCGTGAAACCAAACACAAATTTACGTAGAGATTATTAACCAATTCATTAAATTCATTGACGTTTGTTATTGATGATATTGTATTCATATGGGTATGTCGTATCATCATTTCTCGTGATAATACTGTTGATAATTCATTATAGTATTCGTCAATAGAGTCGCCATACGTAAAAAGTAAATGATAGTTACTATTATGAATCTGTTTTACACTTTCTAAACTGCTTGCTATAAAAATTGTACATTCTAATTGTTGCGAATTTACGGTAAAAAATTTGTCAAAGTCTTTATATTTTTCTTTACGATAAAAAATAATATATGGGTACTTCATTTTCAACGTTGAATATTTAAAATGGAACATTATATTTAAGTCGTTTCATAAAAATAATCAAACCGTGTAAAATTAATTATTGTTTCTCAAACACAACACAATACCCAAATGAAAATCTGTTAAAATCTCTAAGTGTTTCTAACATCTTATCCGGAGTATCGTACAACATTAAGTCATCCTTCACCTCCTCGTTTAAAAACAATGCATATGACTGCATAAATGATACGATTGAATCATATGCATTTCGTAATTTTGGATTATGTTGGATACTATTGCATCTATATTTCATAAGTCGCGCGATCTCTTGATGTTGTAATAGAAATAGATTACCTTGATTCTTAAATTGTATTATCTTCAAATTATACAAGTTTTTCAGGTAATCATAGAAGTAAGGACTAAACCCTGCATAAAAATGATACGGTTCTTGATGGATTCCAGATGTAAAGGGCGCAGTTATAAGAATTTTACCGGTTGGTTTACAAATTCGTACTAATTCTTTCATCGCCTTTATTGGTTCAGGAATGTGTTCAAATACTTCGGTGCATAATATAAGGTCAAACGAGTTATCTTCAACCGGAATACTTAAAATGTCAGAATAAATGTCGTGTTGTTTAGGTGTTTCGGTAGTTTCATGGCGAGTTGCATCTACTACGTACTTGTTATTAACAAAGTCATGACTAGTGTATGAACAATGTGAAAATAAAGATTTATAAGGTTTCGTGCCGGATCCTACGTCAAGCACTTTATGATTACACGGTATGGTAAGAGCTACATCTTTTACAAATTCATCTCTAATAAGTGAAGCTGGCTCTTCGTGTTGTTCCAATTTTAATTTAAATTTTGATAATAATTCGTCCATTTCAATGTATGGTTGAACGAATAGTGTTTATTATGTTTTCGCGAAATGTATACAATGGTAAGATCGTTGTATACATTTAAGTGCCCCCGGGCTAAGACAGAACAAGAATTATGCGTAAAATCCGAAATAATAATATTTTATCAGAATGTATAGAAGACGATGGACCTGAAAGCGGTAGAACCAATAAACATGGGTGTAGTAGATGTTCCCAAATATATTCCTAGCTTTGTAAATATTGGATATAGTAAAATACCAAATGCCGGGCTGGGTATATTCGCGAAAACTAAGATAAATAAGGGAACATTTATGGGCAATTATATGGGCGAAATACGCGATGACGACAACACCATACGGTCCGATTACATATTTACTAGCAAGAGCCGAACAAAATCGTTTACAATAGATGGGGCGAATATGGAAACGTCAAATTATACACGTTTCATAAATTGTGCTGCAATTGGCACAGAGAATGTCGTATCGGTGCGGCATAGAGATGCAACCGGGGCAAGTATATATGTAACAAACGATGGAAAACAAATAGACATTGACGGGTATATATTTCTGTTTGCCGCGCGAGACATAGAGGCCGGGGAGGAATTATTGTATGATTATGGAATTAGTTATCGTAAAAAATTAGGTCTATAAAATCGGGTTAAAATCATTACACCTTTTTTCATTTAAAACGCAATTTTATACCAGTGAAGATTTAAAACCGCACGCTTTTATCGTGCTTGGTTTCAAATCATTACTGGTATCTTACTTG